GCGTCACAAGCACAGAAATTTCTGCCGCAGGTCTTGCTGCGCTGAAAGATTATTCCTACGGCGGAAACTGCATCAAGCGCGTTGATCCATACAACTGTTTTATGGATATGACTGTGCCTCCAGCGCAGCTTCATACAGACGGTGAATATTTTGGCTACAATGAGATCATCAGCCGCATTCAGCTTAAGCGTCTGTTCTCTGTGCTTGACAGCCAAAAGACTACCAGTGCAGCTGAGGCATTTAAGTCTCCGTTCACTGGATCTTCGCAAGATGATTCGTCTGCCATCAATTACTACGTTCCAGAAATCAACAAGTATCTGAATCTGTCTCAGCTACAGTATGGCACCAATAACTGGGGTCAATGGATGGGCTTGTCGGGCTCGAGTAATAACAAACTCGAGTATCGTGACCATTACTTGATGACACATTTCTTCTGCCGTGCATTGCCATCAGATTTTGGTGCGCGTGGAAATCAAGTCAAATTGTACCATGCCATCATTATCAACTGGTCTGTTGTGATTTTTGTAGAAGAGCTGAATGTCGGATACGACTATCTTCCCACAATTATCATGCAACCGCATGAAGATGGCTTGGGGTATCAGACGCAATCCATGCTTGACAACGCGTTGCCATTCCAAGACATGGGTTCTGCGCTGTGGAATATTTCTCTGGAATCTAAGCGGCGTCTTGTATTTGACCGTCTAATCTACAATCCCAGACTGATTGATAAGAAAGACATTGACGCAGTTTCCAGTGTCAGCCGTATTCCGCTGCGCAATGCTTCGCTGGCCAAGGATGATAACGCCATGGCCCGGGCCGTGTACCAGATCCCGTATCGTGAGGACAACTCTGGTACCAATATCCAGATGTCTGAAATGATTTCTGCGATGGCTGATCAAGCCACAGGGCAGAATAAAGTTGATCGTGGCCAGTTCCAGAAGGGGAACAAGACTAAGACTGAGTTTGAAACCACGATGATGAACTCAAACTCTCGCCAGCAGCTGTGCTCGCTGACGATTGAGCATCAGTTCATGACTCCAGTCAAAGAGATTGTTAAATCAAACACGCTGCAATACCAGCAACCTGGCACTATTCTCAATCGGGAAGAGCGCTCAATGGTGGATGTTGACCCGGTGGCGTTGCGGCAAGCAATTCTTGAGTTCAAACTTACAGACGGGCAACTTCCTGCTGAGAAGATGCTCAATTCCAATCTGCTGACTGTATTCCTGCAGACTGCACAAGCTCTACCTGCAGTCGGTACAGAATACGACGTGCTTGGTATGTTCCTGTACTGGGCAAAGTTGCAGGGCGCATACTGGCTTGAAGATTTCAAGCGCAGCCCGCAACAGCAGCAGCAATTCCTGCAGACTCTCCAACAGACATCTGCAGCTCAACAACCGCCGCAAGCGCCAACAGCGCAACCAGCATGAGAACAGTTACACTTGATGCCGGCAGTAGATTCTGTCGGCTCACACTGAGTCCAGAGGACGAGAACCTTGCAATGCAAGTCTCGCCTTTGTTCCTTGCGTATCTTCAAAACAAAATTGAGGCATACGCAAGTGCTCTCGTAGAGAGCAAACTTCCATATAATCCTGACCCAGGGAAACAAGTGGAAGCAATCCTGGCTCACGAAAGGCTCCGCAATTTTGTGGATGCTTATCAAGAGCTTCAATCTGAGCTGCTTGCAGCTCTCGCAACTCCTGAGCAAACTGAGAGGTAATCATGGCTTTTCTTCCTGGCATTTTTGGTCGTGGCAACGCACCGGCACCCGCAGCTCCTGCACCAGCGGCAGCACCGCAGCCTGCAAATACGCCCCCTGTTAATATGAATCAGAATCCTACTGGGTTGCCTGCATCTATGCAGCAAGCTCCGGCAAATCCGGGTGCAAATCCCCAGACTATGGTTGATGGCTCTAATGCAGCTGTCAACCCGCTGGATAATTTTGCCAATATGTTCAAGCCGAGGCCTGTAGACCCCAATGCTCCCAAGGCTCCGACGCTTCAAGATCCTTTGCTTGGGCCTCTTGATCCTTCTGCTTTTCGCCAGCAAATTGCCCAAGCAAATTTTGCTTCTGGCATTCCGCAAGAAACTTTGCAGAAAGCCTTGTCTGGTGATGCTCAGGCATTTACCGAAGCCATCAATTCTGCTGCGCGCGAGGCGTTTGCAGCAGCTGCGCAACTCTCTCATGGTCTTGTTGAGCACGGCGCCCGCACTGCTGCGGAGCGTGTGAATGGCTCACTGGATTCGCGCATCAGAAACTTTCAGATCAAAAGCCAAAATACTAATCATGAAGCGTTGTCGCATCCAGCAGTTGCTCCGATGCTAGGCGCTGTCAAGATGCAGATTGCTCAATCCAATCCTCAACTATCACCGGAAGCGGTGCAACAGCAAGCAGAACAGTATTTCACCCAGATGGCTGAAGTGCTTACTGCTCCCAAGCGCGCAGCTGCTCAAGCTGCAAGTGCTCCAAAAGAAACTGATTTTTCGTCATACTTGAATTGATGCGCTGAAGCGCGAAAGGAACTGAAATGGCTGTTGGACTTCTGTCTTCCGCAAATGCACCGCAGAATCTGAATGCGGTAAGCTTTGCACAAGCTATCACTCGGCTGATGCCGAATGGTACTGCTCCGTTGTTTGGCCTGACTGCTCTCCTGAAGGATGAGACTGCCAGCAACATCGAGCATGGCTACTTCTCCAAAACCATGATCTTCCCGGCGTTGAAGATCAACAATGGCGGCGGCTACACGTCTGGCGATACCACGTTCACCGTGGACTCGTACACCAACATTGTGCCGGGTGATCTTGTTCGTGTTGACCGCACGGGCGAAGTGATCATGGTGAGCACCACGCCGTCGGCTACTTCCGTCACGGTGGTTCGCGGTGTTGGCACGGTGGCTGCTGCTGCGCTGCTTGACAATGATGACCTGTTCACCATTGGCAATGCGTTTGAAGAAGGCTCTGTGCGTCCGTCGGCAGTTGCGATTCTTGCTGATCGCTATGTCAACAACACGCAGATCTTCCGCAATAGCTGGGCTGTCACCAAGACTGCTGCTGCTATTCCGCAGATTGCTGGTGCTGGATACATCAGCGAAAGCAAGCAAGATTGCGCTGCGCTGCATGCCATGGCCATTGAAAAGGCTCTGTTCTTCGGTCAGAAGTTCATGGGCACCAAGAATGGTCAGCCGCTGCACACGATGGAAGGCATCATTGCTCGCGTGACTGCTGCTGCCTCTGGCAATATCACGACGCTTGGTGCTACCACGAACTGGACGCAGCTGGAAGCAGCTCTGGACAAGACGCTGGAAACTGTCACTGACCCGAAGGGTGGCAACATTCGCACGATGTTTGTTGGTGGTACGGCCCGCCGTGTCATTCACAACATTGCGCGTCTGAATGCTACTTATCAGATCAGCACGGCTGAAACCAGCTGGGGTCTGCAGCTTGACATGGTGCGTACTCCGCGTGGCACGTTCGAGATGATCGAGCATCCGCTGTTCAATGCTTATGGTAGCGCCTCTACCTGGGCAAAGATGGCTGTTGTTGCTGACTTGAACGCCTTCTCTCTGGCTTATCTGCGTAAGACCAGTGATGCTGGATACAACGCCAGTGGCGCCCTGGTCGACAATGGTGTTGATGCCGAAGGTGGCACGCTGACCACGGAACTGACCTGCACGATCAAGAACCCTGCAGCGTTCGGTATCCTGTACAACTTTACGGCTGCGGCTGCAGGCTAAGAAAGGAGTCATGTCATGGCAGTGATCCAAGTGAACACTCCTGGCATGGCTGCTACTGATCCTGGCTACATCTCTAGCATTACGATTAGGACTGGTGGCTCTGCATCTGTCCTAGTCCCAAATGCTACGACTGGCCAGGTAACGGTAGACGAGCTTGCCGCAACAAAGCTGGTACAAGAAATTTCTCGGTTCAGACTAATCACTGGCTGAGATTAGAAAAGGGCCAGCCAGCAAGCTGGCTCTTTTTTCTTTCCCTGAGAGTAAATCTCTCATTCCAATCTCGGAGCAAATCATGGCAATCGGTGCTGTTTCTTCTCGCCAAGTTCTTCAAAATATTCAGGCGCCCGAAGCGTCTACAATTTTGCGCTCTGGCGAATCCATGGGATCTACGGCGGAGGCGCTGAAAGATCCCAACTCCAAGACCTACTATCACAGTGTTCATGGTGCAAAGTTCATCATGCCTGATGGTCTGGAGCTGGTGTTCTTCGGTGGTCAGCTGACTACGAATGACCCTGCTATCATTCAGCAGCTTGACGCCGTGGCGAACAAGACTGCAAGTTTGATCTTCACCAAGCGTGAAAACCTGGCAGCTGTTGGTCAGCAGGCTGCGCAAGCTGCTGCTGACGCTGCTGACACGGCTGGCAAGGCTACGGCGTAATTTTTTTCCCTGAGAGTAGACTATGACTACATTTGCTGAAATGGAAACTCTGGTGGTTGCCCAAACGCGGCGCCCGGAAGTTCCAGATATCACCAAGGCAGCAATCAAGTCTGCTACTCTCAGGGCTCACCACACGGATTTCTTTCCGCGTGATTTGCAAGTCACTGCACTACCGTACACAGTGTCTAGCACTGCTGTTTATTACGATTTTCCAAACATTCACACAAGTCTCACGCGCCTGCGGAGCTTGAAGTTTCTGCAAAGCATTGATGCAGCAACTTTTTCGCCTACGGAATCTTTGGAATATCGTGATGCCGATGACCTGTATGATAGTGACGGGCGCCGGCGCAGCTCCATGTACACACTCATTGGAGCCACGGCCCGTGCTTATCCACAGTCTGTCACTGGCCTGCTGAACTTTTACTATTTTCAAAATCCTGATGTTGCTGAAGCAACGTACAGCAGCTGGATTGCAGATACTTATGCTGAAGAACTTGCTATGTGGGCTGCAGGCATTGTGTTTGCTCGCACTGGCTATGTAGAAATGGCAGGACAGTTTAAGACTGAGCATGTTGATCCATTCAAGGCCATGCTTGTGTCTTCGCATCTGCTCGGTAACGTTGCTTAATTTGGAGAATTGACATGGCCACTTACGTTCCAAATGCCACGCAAGCCACTGAGCCAGTTGCCAGCCAAACTGTCTTCAGCGCGGCGGAAGAATTTAGAACTCTGAAAGCTTCTGTCAATGCCATGCGACAGTGGCTGGGTGTAAGTGCTACGGCGCCGACTACTGATACGCTTGGTGATCCGCTGAGTGATGGAGATTTTTATTACAACAGTTCATTGTTAAATATTTTTGTTTATAATTCTGGCGCTTGGAGAGTTGGACAGAAGACTGCTACGCAGTTTGCTGCAGCTGGTACATCACTGAATATTGTGGCAAATAGTGCAGATATTATAATTATAACTCCCACAAATAATTTTACATTTACAGAAAGCATGAATGATGGGCAATCTGCACTGGTACTCATTACCAATCCTGGAACTTACACTGTAACTTGGCCAGCTGGCATCAAATGGCTTAATGGCGTCACGCCTACGCTCTTGGCCGCTGGGACTACGTTTGTAGAACTGATTCAACTCAACGGCACGCTGTATGGCGTAGCACTTGGTGGGGCAGTGTAATGTTTCACAATCGTGCAGCTTGGATAAACAGTAGGCCTGGAGCGCGTTGGCGCGAATACGGATTACTGCATTTAGAGTCTATTGATCTGTTTACTACTTGGACTCTTGCCAAATTTAATTATGGCGGAGGGTATTTTGTAGCGGCATTTACTGGCACTGACGGAGGATCTCCACCAGGCCCGGCTATCAAAGTTGTATGGTCAAAAGATCTTATAAATTTTAATAGCATTACATTGATTAATGACGGCTGGCCGCCAGTTGTTGATATTATCTGTGATGGTACCTATATTTACTACGCCGCGGCGTCTACTTCGGCATTTACTGCTACTCGTGTGCTAAGAATACCTGTACCTTCAGGGGCACCTACGCGCATTACGATTCCGCAACGCTTGAACAGTTTGCAATTCAAGACAGGTAATGTACCGTTTTATACAAGAAATGAGGGATACGGATATGTTTCAAGCTGGCCAACTTATACAGACGTAAATCTTGCTCCTGCAGTTCCTAGGTTGCAGTCGATACTTGAAATTCCTAGTACGACTTGGGGCATAGCATTAGATGGGCCGCTAAGCAGTTTGCAATATCAAGTTTTTGCATTCAAAACTTTTAATCAAATTGGCGACGCACTTGGTGGCTGGTTAGAATCTTCAGGCTCCAGGACTAATGTAAGACTTACGCGCCCTATATATACTAAAATTCAGCGCACTCCTGCTGTTGAAATACTTTGGGCGTATATGTATGATGAAGCCGGTACTACGCGGCTCACTTTGCGCGCAGGAGCCTTTAGTTCCTTTGTTCCTGCCACAGGATCATTTAATCAGGTAACCATTGGCACAACTTTGAATTTTGGTATATTGAGCAGCAAAATTCCTGTAGGATTAGTGTCGTCTGATACTACCGGTGAGTTGTATCTTGCATTTGATGATGGTGAAATTTGGGTAACTTCAAATTTTGGTTCAACTTGGACGGTGCGTAGCGAGCTAAAAGCATTAAATGTTAATTTAATTTCTTTTGGTCCGTCTGCCTATAATAGCACTGCTTGCTCTACAAGCGCAGGTACTTACGTATCTCCTTAATCCTCCCAACTCTGAGCCTCTAGCCATGCAAACTCAGACCACACTCACGGAAGAACAGATTGAGGAAATTGCTGAGCGTGCAGCCGAGCGCGCTATGCGCAAACTGACTGACCACATGTACAAACAAGTGGGCAAGAGTGTAATCAGCAAACTATTCTGGATCGTTGGCGTAATATCTGTAGGAGCCTATCTGTGGCTCAAGCAGAAGGGAGTGATTTAACATGGCTGTGCAACGATTCAAGCTGGCATTGAACAATGCGTCATTTCCTTTTGTTTCGACAGAAGCTCCTAGAGCTGTGTTTGTGCCTGGGCTTGACACTGCGGCCCGTGCATCGCGTGGTTTCGTGGCTGGAACGGAGTCCGCCGATTATAATCTCACGCAGATTATCTACGGTGAGAACTTCATGCCAGTGGGCAATGGCGTCAGGTCTGTAGGATACAAGCAACTTATTGCGCCAACCATCAACACAGATTTTGATTCTATCTTTCCGCTTCGCGATCAGGATGAAAACTATGTAATTTACAGTCCTGGGAAAGGTAAGAACTATGTCTATGACGACACCACCAGTGCCTGGACTACAGAGACTATCCCCTCCATTTATGGCCTGACTCTTGCTGCGGGAAGCAATCCGGCAAATAGTAAAGTCACATATGCGTACGTAGACGGCTTCACATTTGTTTGCTATTCTCGTTTGAAGTCCAATGACCCCAGTCCTGTGGACATGAGCATCTTGCTCTGGGATCCTACGACAAAGACATTCTCTGATCCTAGCGCTGTCATTCAAAATCTGTTTTCTGCCACAGGTGGCAAGATGGTTGTAGGGGAGATTGATGGAATCTCCTCGTCTTCTGGTTACTTGATTGTTTGGTCTGGCATCCAAGTTGCCTGGGCACCAGCTCAGGCCGCTGGCGTGTTTAATTTTGAGACTACAATCTCTGGAGAAATTTCTGGTTCCGGCTCTGTGGTTCCGCCAGATGTCAAGGGCCCAATCAACGCAATCATTCAAGTGTCCGGTGGATTTATTGCATTCACAAATCGCAATGCTCAAGGGGCACAGTTTAATCCTAACTCTCTATCCATTCCCTGGGTCTGGCGAGAAGTGCCTGATGCTGGCGGTCTGGAAAGCTATGAACAAGCCACGGTAGAAAGCAATCTTGGGGCAGTCATTGCGTACACCACTGCAGGTGTGCAGAAAGTCTCACTCAATTCTTCAGAGCTTGTTTATCCTGACCTGAGTGACTTTATTGCAGCCAGGCAGATTGAGAGATACAATAGCGGAACAAAGACTCTTTCCCAAGATGCCACCACCCTGGACTTTTATGTCAAGCTCTCGGCGGTAGGAAACAGGTACATTGTCCTGTCTTACGGCACCTATCCAGGTGTTTACTCCTTTGCACTTGTGTACGATGCCGGCGTTCAACGCTGGGGCAAAATGCGCATTGTGCATCGTGACTGTTTTTATTACAACTATGGGGTTGTGACTGCAGATATTACTTATTCCATGTTGGGAGATGTAGATTATGACGCCTTTGCTAGCACCAGTTATGCGGCTACAACTCAGCAAAGCAACGCATTCACTGCGGCGCCACATGGCTTAGCATTCCTGCTTGAGACTGGTGAAGTTCTGATTGCTGACTGGTCAAAACAAATCAGGAGCACACAAGACACTGGCGTCATAGTCATTGGCAGAGTACAGCTCACGCGTGCGCGCAATGTGCAACTGAATCGCGCAGAAGTTGAAGGTCTAGGTTCCGGCGCCGTGTATGTTGCACCATCTTACGATGGCCGCACACTGGCAGCGTCGCAGTCTATGGTTACAATCTCCTCCGTAGATGAGTTCAAAGTCCTAGGCACGCTGATTGACGCCAAGAATTTTAATCTGATTGTGGAAGGCACATTTGATCTGAGTACGATCATTCTTGAAGCAATGCCAACGAGTCAACTCTAATGCCACAATTCCTCATCTCCGCTGGACTTCCGCTATATCCTGCCGGACTTACGGATAAGGAAGCATCTGTCGTTGTCCCTATTTATAATGCAATCAATGCCCTGAGCCAGCAAGTTGCGCTGAACACTGGCAATGTGCAATACAGTCCTGCAGAGCAGGCTGTCCTTGATCAGTTTACAAAGCTGATTTCTGCAAAAGAGCAGAGAATATTTGTCAAAGCTGGCGAAGCTCTGGCCTATGGGAATGTTGTAACGCTGTCTTTGTCTGGCGGCAAGGTTGTAGCATTCAAAGCAGACTCTGGAAATTTGACCAAACCCGGACACGCAATCATTGATGCCAGTGCCGGGATTGCACTGAATGCGTTTGGGGAAGCCCTGTTGCTGACAGGAAAGACGCGCGGCATCACTGGCACATCGTTTATGACGCCGTACTATTTGAGTACAGCTGGCCAAGTGCAAGCGGCAAAGCCGCAGGGCCCTGGCATCATTACACAATTTATTGGCTACGGGCTTGGCAGTGAAGGATTCTATGCAGCCATTGAGTCGCCGCACAATACTTCTTACGGCGCATTTGTAGACACCACGGATCAGGTTGCAGCTGCAGTTAACACGCCTCAGGCCGTAACGTTTAACACGACTCAGGTTTCGCGTGGCGTCAGCCTAGGGTCACCGACTTCTCGCATTGTTGTAGACAAGCAAGGAGTTTATAATTTTCAGTTCTCACTGCAAGTTGACAAGACATCTGGCGGCAAGGGATCTATCTGGGTCTGGCCCCGCGTCAATGGGACTAACATCTCGGCGTCAGCTTCTATTGTCACAATCAAAGACAATGATTCTGAAACAGTGCCAGCTTGGAATTTTGTGCTTCCTCTGAACGCCGGAGATTATTTTGAACTTATGTGGGAAGTAGACACTACTACACTACTGCTGGAATCTTTTGCAGCTACAGGCACAAGGCCTGCGATTCCGTCTGCGATTCTTACTGTCACAAATAATCTGTGAGGACTTGCCATGTTCAAATTTTCAAAGCGTAGTTTGCAAAGATTGGAAGGTGTACATCCGGATTTGCGCAGCGTCATGATGTACGCAATCGCAATCAGTCCTGTAGACTTTGCAATAACTGAAGGTCTGCGGACACTGGACAGACAGAAACAGCTGGTAGAAGCGGGCGCATCAAAGACTATGAATTCTCGGCATCTGACTGGACATGCTGTCGATGTTGCTGCGTTCATTGGTCGAGAACTGCGCTGGGACTGGCCATTGTATGAGCGCCTGTCTGAATCTGTAAAGCAGGCTGCAAAGATTGTACAAATTCCAATCGAGTGGGGCGGAGATTGGAAGCGGTTTCGTGATGGCCCTCATTTGCAACTTCCCTGGGAGATTTATCCATGACTTCGAGTATTGTTCAAGCTCTTGTTCGCCATATTCTTACCGCTATTGCGGGAGGCTTTGCTGTCAAGTACGGCATTGATGGTGGTACCATGGATGTCATTATTGGTGGTGCCGCTGCCGCTGCTGGCGTTGCGTGGAGCGTGTACGACAAGGCTAAGAAGTAATTAAGCCTTGATACAGGATGTGTGCCTGCTGGTATTTCTGGGGCTGCCTAGAATACCAGTAGGCATTTTGCATTTCGGAAGGAGTAAAGATTATGGCTGAAAAGCTTCCTACTGGTGGCGGGGGCATTACAGATGTTATCAATCTGGCCAATTTTATTGGCGGGCAACGCACAAACCAAACCACTACGCTGTCTCCTGCAGACATCAGTGGATTGCAAGCATTGCAAACTGAGCTGCAAGGTGCAGATTATGGCGCACTGCTTGAATCTATTTTTAACCAAGCGCGTGGCGCTGTGCCTGGCATCAGTGCAGGCTATGGCCGCACGATGGGCAGAACGTATGGCAATGCGCAGATGCAAGCTGCACTGGCTGAGCTGCTGAAACAAACTACGCTGACTGCACAGAAACAAATTGCAGAACAGCGCAATCAGAATCAGCAGATTCAGGCAAATGTTGCAGCAAACATTGCCAATGCTACGCGCGGCACTACGCAAACAACTACGGGTAAGACTGCCAATCCGCTGGGAACTCCTGTAGGTGCGTTGCTACTTCTTCAGACTCTTAACAGTTTAGGTAAAGATGCACAGGGCCAGGGAAATATTCTGGATCTTCCCAAGAAACTCCTGACTGGTGCGATGGGTGGACTTGGCGCTGGTGGCGGCGTAGCTGCGGCACCAATGGCAGCTCCTGTAATGCCTGCTGTTACTGTACAGCCTATGGCTGCAAAAGCAGTAACTGCTGCACCTGCACAGGGTTTTGGTCTTGGTGACATTGTGACGGCAGCAACTATGCCTGTACAAGCTGGTTTGAACGCACTTGGTCAGTTCCTGGAATCTCCGGTCTCCACTGCTACCAATCTTATTACTGCACCTATTGAGATGGGATTGGAAGGACTTGATTGGCTGGGTGAGCAAGTTCAAGGTGGTTTTGACTGGCTGCGTGGACTGGGGAACTAATCATGGCAACACTTCCGCTGCTTGGTCAAAACAGAGCATATTATATTCCTAACCTGATGGGCGGGAATGCAGGGCCAGCAGCGGGGACTCCTGCGCTGGGCGAGTCTGGTGTCTTGCGAGATCTTATTGCTAGTTTGCTGGCAAATTTTAATCCTAGCATTGGAACTCAGCGCATTCCTATGAGCATGGGTGGCGGTGGAGATTCTATAAGTGACATGATGCCTGGCGCCGCAGGTGCTGGAGGCAGCGAGACTCCAGTAAATCCACTAGAAGCACTTGGCACACTTGGAACAATGGCCAATGTTGCCGGCGCTGCTGGCACAATTGGTTCATTACTTGGCATTCCTGATGCTGGAACACTTGGCCGCGCTGTGGGAACTATAACCAATGCAGGACAAGCATATTATGGCGATGCTGCTCGCGAGCAACTTGAGCGCCAAATAAACGCTCAGAATGAAGCCAGCGGAAGTCTAGCTGGTAATGCTGATCTTGGCCGCTACGGTTACAATCCTAGCTTGGCCGCGGCGTCACAAGTTGCGTCAGGTATGGGTACGTTGGCTGGCGTACCTATTATTGGTAACGCACTTGGTCAGGGTCTAATGATGGCTGCTGATCCTGTACCTTCGACGCCTGGCGATCTTGTCAGGGCAGGTGTGGATACGATTGTCCCAGGCCTTATCAATACAGTTGTCAAAGGGTTGACTGGTTATACGATTGGAGAAAATATCAAAGGCGGCATGACGCCAGTTAATGAAAGCATTGCAAGAACTCCGGAAGAAGTTGCTAGACTGGACGCTGCGCGTGCGCAAAATATTCTTGATGGAATGTCTTTAGATGGCGCACCCGTAGAAACTGTCGTGCCTACGCCTGTTGATCAGTCGATGCAAAGCACTACAGCTTTGGGCCCAGATATTGCTATGGAACAGGAGGCAATGAGCGGAGCTGTAACTCCTCCTGAAGCACCTAATGCTATCACCAGCATACTTAACAACATTAGCGAGTTTTTTGGCCCTACTTGGGCAGAACTTACTGCTGGACGTGAGGCAGAATTGGCAGCTCCTCCGCCTGCGCCTCCCGTGGCAGAGCCTCCACCAGCACCCACAGGATTTAGCACTTCACCTGAAGTTGTTAATGCTATTTTTGACGAAATGGCACAATATCAGCAGATGATTGAGAGTGAGTCTTCCATGGGGTCTGGCGGCAGTACAGAGGCAGCAACAGACTATTCTGGCTTGAGTGATTTTGAGGCGAGTTATACCTAATACTACAAATTAAGAGGAAACAATCATGGATCTGATGCAAATGATTCAGCAGTCGATCAGTCAGCTGACTGCGACTACCGATGCCAGGACTCAAGCACTTCAGCGTCAAGCTGCAGCTATCAATGCAGATGCTGCCAAGCTCGAATCTCTGGGTGTACGCGCAGTTGGCATGGACCGAGCAGCTGCTCAAGCAACCAGTGAAGCTGCAGCGCAAAAAGCAAACACTGACTTTCAAGTCAATTCAAGCATTCAGCGCATTGATGATCTTTACGGCGTAGATCCTGACCAGAATAATTCTGTAATCCAAACTCGGCTTGCAGAGTACACTGCTGCGGAAGAATCTCGCAAGCTGGCTCGCAAAGAGTACGATACTCTTACGCAAACTTCTTTGCTTGAGAATCCTGTCGGGTATATTATCAATCAGCTGAAACTGCCATCTGTGGCTGCAAAGCACAATGCTATTATAGACGTACGGGATGCAGCCATCCGGGATATTCGCACGCGGCAAGAGCTTGCTGCTGCTCAAAAGAGCGTGCAGATTCCTAACGTTGCCACTGAACTCAAGACCACGGCGTTGCTGCAAGCTGAAGCTACTAGAAAATCAGCTGAGGCAGCAGCACTTCGTGCGGAAGCTGATCTTGGGTCAAAGATTGCAGGCATCCGTATGCAGGCATTCCAGCTTGGAGACAAGGCACTGGATGTCAAGGCAGGATTTGCTGACCAACTTCTCCGTTATGCAAGTTTGCAAGAGCAACGGGAAGCTACGAAAGAAGCACGCGAGGCAAGACTGGCTGCATTGAATGCAAGCCTGAAAGATAGAGAGACGCGTGCTGCAGCCATTGCTGGGCTCAATGGGCGGCTTGGCGCTGTTGCAAATTTTTTGGGCATTCCTCCAGATGCTGCGCCTACAGTTGAAGGACTTGACAGGCTTGGCAATCAGAGAGCCCAGAATGACTGGTACAAGATGGCGTCAACGGGGACGCTTGGTGGCAGTGTCTCTGAGTCCATTGACAACCTAGAAGCCTACGGTAACCTTACCGGGATCCAGCAACAAAATCCGCTAGCATTCCAAGGGTACCAAGGTATCAAAGCTGCGCTTGGCAGTTACCGTGCCACGGCACAAATGCAGGCTCGGGCCAATCCACAGCTGCAAGAGGTTATCAAGAAGCGCGATACATTCAATGCCTATGTCTCCAATGAATATCTGAATGAGCTTGAGACGTCAGCTACGAGCATGGCGCCGGAAGGTGCAAGGCTCGCTGACTCCCGGTATGACACGCTGTTTAATCCTTACCGGGTAAATCACAAGATCATGCTCAGTGGGCAGCCTAAGGTTCCTGCAAACAATGTGATGATTGCGGCATTGACTGGAGCTAGTGCCGGACGTGAGACGCAAATCTCATCCATGCCTAATCTTCCCGCGGAAGTGGAAGTCAATGCACTGCAAGGAATTATTAGTTCTGTCTCAAAGGGCGTCATTGGCGTCGATGAAGCAGCGCAACAAATTACGCAATACTATACGGCTGGCATGCGCAGTAATCTGGACTCGTATCAATATACTAACTTCGGCATTCCGGCTCAGAGTTCTTATGTGATTCGCCTCCCGGCACAATCCCTGCTGGGCGACCCGATCATGTTTAATGCTGCAAACTTCGCGAGTGTGAAAGCTGCACTGGCGAAAGTTGCACGTGCAAACATGAGCACTCTGCCGCCTGGATTCACTGGCATTCCTTCGCCTGTGCGCCCTACGGCTCCTGGACAGTAAAGTTCTCAGTCCTCAACTTCTGCCCGATGGGGCATACCAGAGGTAAAAATGGCAACGATGTTTCCCGAATACCATCCCGCAGTTCTTGCTGCAAACACCACTGATTACCAAGCAAATACGCTTTCGGCAATCACCAATGCTATAACCTACGGCACTGGGGCGGCACTGGCGTCTGGTGCTCTGAGCATTGTGAACACTGTGCTGCCGAGCCGCAGTGAGATTAATATTGAAAATGCCATTCGTCAGTACGGTGGCAACAATATGGGAGACTACTATGTCCAGCATAAAGATGCTGTTGACATGGTTGGTTTCGTAGGCGCATCTATTCTTCCTGGCAGCTTGGGCGTCAAAGGCTTGCAACTGTTGCGTGGAGGCACTGCAGCTGGGAACTTTGGCAAATTCCTGGCCCTGCCCGTCACGCGTAAGAATGAATATTTGCAGAAAGCTTTGCAAGAAACTGCTGCTGAAGGTGGTGCAATCAAGTCTATTCTATCTGCCAATCGCCGCAAGATGCTTGGCTGGGAAGTTGCGGATCAGGCCATGACTGCTGCAGCTTTCGAGCTCGGCGTGGCAGCGGCGTTGAATGATAGCCCTGTATTTGATGATGCAGGTCTAGCTGAGTTTGGTTGGAATGCTGCACTCGGACTTGGCTTCGGCACTACGATTGGCACAGCATTTAATTCTTTTGCTGCGCGCGGCATTTTGAAATCTGCCCAGAAAGAAATTCAAGCCCAGATGCGGCTGAATGATGTGCTCACAGATACAAGCAAGATGGGCTTGACCAAGGGCACAGATGCGCTGCTGCTGTCTGAGAGCCTTGTATCTTTGCCTACCACATTTGATAATCTTACATTTAAATACAAGGCTACTGATGAGGCTGGGCGTCGCGTCACGCAAAGCATTGAGCTTCAAACTGCTGCACCTATTCAAGCAGCTCGTGACTCTGCAGAGCGTCTAGGCACTGACAAGCTCAAGATGAAATTTAATGAGCTGGCGCAGGGAGATGAAACTCTAGGCCAGGCATTCTTTGAATCTATGCAGCGTGGCGTGCAAGCTGCGCGTGAAACTGGACAGTCTCCATCTGAGATTGTTCAGAGCATTCACGGATATCTTAATCTGCTGGAAAGTGTCAAGAGCATTGATCCTCAGCAGCTTGGCTTGGAAGCCCGTAAATTCTATGTGATTATCAAGCCAGAAGGTTTGCCCAAGGGTGAGCGCAAGCTGACTGACATGTTCTCACTGACGCGGCGCAAGGGTGAGAAGGGGGAGGAAGTCACAAGTAAGCAGGCGTATTACCTGTCTGAAGGTGTTACTGCGGAGGACTTGACTCTGCAAGATTGGCTGCGAGCTTCTGCTGAGACTGGCATTCCCAATGTTAAACAGTATTTTCGCAAGAATCCCAATATAGATTTGCTGCAACTTCCGGATGGCAGCATTCGTGTCAATCCACTTTCTTCGAAAGTTCTCAAGTTCCGTGAGAGCCCTGTGCGCTTCAAGATGCTCATGGATCTGGAGGAGCTTGGGCTGACCACAGATGCAGTTCTGTCTTTTGGTGACATCGCACAGAAGTCTAAACTTCTCTTTGCACCTGACGCCGCATATATCGGGAACAGGTCTTTTAAGCAAGGTGCCACCCGCGCTCTGGATATTTTTTCTGACCCACTGGAAGCCAGTGCCCGATTTGCTTGGGCCAGTAAACTCTCTGGTGCACAGCTTAAGACTGTGATTGGCAATCAAGTTGATACTACAGACCTTGCGGTTCTTGATAGGCTGACGGAGCTGTATAACACCGGGGAGATTACTGATAAGTATCTGCGCACTCTCAGCTTTGTTGATGGTGCAGAGATTCGCACATTTGATGATTATGTGAACTTCCGAGACTTGGCAACTGCTAAGCGCACTGAGTTGCTGGCGGATCAGTTTGGCAAAGCTGCAGAGAAAGGCCGGGTACCATCGAGCCAAGAAGTTGCCATTCATTTGAATACTGATCGGCGCTGGGTGGAAGACACTATTGCTCAGGGC